GCTCTAAAGATCGCCTTGAGCTTCTCACGATCAAACGGAAAGTTTTCAAACAGCCCGACATAGGTTGCTGCGGCCTCCGATAACGGTTTATTAAAGCCAGCCTGCCCTTTACTGCCATCGTCGCCGACCATCTCCAACTGACGATCAAATTTGCCTTTATAGTTGCGTCCATCATCTTCCGCGTCGTCATCTTGACTGCCTTCATTGATGAATGGATTATCTTCCGGCTCGGCTCGTGGTGGCATTCCGCCTTGTTCGAATTCCTCGAAATCCTTGCGTCTATCGATAAACTCGCCGTGCAGGACTTCGACGCGATGATCAGGATTGCCGTTGACCGAGCCATAATAGAATGATTGCGAGAGCGTGAAGCTCTCGGGATGTTTGCCCAATATACCATCAAGCCTGCCGTTCAACCGCGCCACCAACCGGATACGCATTTCCGGTTTCAGCTCTTCGGATGTCGGCGCCAGTATGCGCCAGCGCGGTTTGTCCTTCGTATGGCTCGGCGACGTGTAGATCAGGCAGGCTATGTCAAGCTGTTTCAATTTCATGTAGCCATCAAAGAACGATAGCTTTTCGTCATCGTAATCCAGCTCGATGCCGTATATCCCATGCACGTTGGCGTCATGACGAAGCGAACCATTGGCGGTTTTCTTGTTGCCGAACGAAGCCAGCTTCAGCCACGGCAGGCGATCCTTGGCTGAAGCCTTGGTTGTCCGGATTTTTTCTGCCAATTCGTCAAGCGTCAGATCATCCGGATAAATCTTGGATGCCGATGCTCCCTTGAGAAACGACACATAGATTTTATGTCCGACGCTTGACATGGACTATTCCTTGCGATGATGGCTTAGGCACTCTGCCCGCTTGAGGCCGGCTTGACCGAAAAAGCCTTCCCTATCGGTGAACCAGCAAAATTCATCGCCATTCTCGATAAGCACACCGCACACGCAACATATACTGTGTTGTGTAGCCAGTATGATCCGGCCTTTGTCTTCACGATCCGCAAAGTTGGATTGCTTGGCCACCTTTGCAACTTCTTTTGTCGGCTCGTTCGATCCGTTTCCGCCGTATCGCTTTGCCCACGCTTCGGTCAACATATCGCGAAGTCGCGGCGCCGGGTTTTCGCAACTCAAACGTTCGATTGCTTCATTCCATATCCAGTCAGGTACAGTCATCGTCGGCATTGCACTCTCCTTTTCTCTTCTCGCTTCGCTAAAAAGTCCCGGCGGAGCTCAAGTGTCCATAGCACTCCGCCGGGCAGTTCACGCACCTCCTAGAACGGGATGTCTTCCTGCAACTTGCCTTCGCCAATCGTGCCAAACATTGACTTGGGCATCCAGCCGGTTGGCTCATTCGGCTGCCATAGTCTATGCCGCCTCTTCATCTTGACATCTTCGGACGTGATGAAGCCGGTGATGAACTGCGGCGTCTTGATCCAACCGAACCGCGGGTTCGAATGTTCGTAGTGATCCCAGCCCAGCCTGATCACCGGGAAATCATCCGGCTTCAACCTGAACCACTTGCCGAAAGCATTGCAGAATGCGGCAACCGCATCGACACCGCCTTTCGATCCTGTCGTATACGTGTACAAGCCATCGTCGTTATCGAGTGGCTTGTCGTCCTTATCGAGCTCACGCATCACCATGTAATAGGTGAACATCCATGGATCACGCATGCGGCCTGACTGCTCGTCCAAAATCCATTCGGACGTGTCGGCCTCCGCTTCCGTGTCGCCGGGCTTGTAGCCGCATCCCAGCGTGTCGCGCTTCGGAGTAACGAAGCCCTCCACGATCAGACCCATGAGCTGCTCGACGGGTTTGTTGTTTTCCCATTTGATCCAACCCTTGAGCAGCTGATCCGTGTTGACGATGAAGCGCGTGCCCATCGGCAGCTCGACGTTATCCTGTCCCGCCGCGAACGTGCCAAACTTCGTGAACTTGAGAAGCTGGCCAACGATGTTGCGTTGCGGAGCTCGGCGGCCTTCCTCCTCGAACGGATTGGGATGCTGAGCAGCAGGCAGTTTCTGTGACGTTGATTGCATTTCACTCATGATCGTTTTCCTTTTCGCTTCGCAGTTTTCGCTCTCTTTGTCACGGCAGGCTTCCTGCCGTGGATTTTCGCTTTGGTCTTTACCGTCTTTGCTTTCTGCTTCTTTCTCCTCTTCTTGTTGCCGGGCTCCATCAACGCCGGTTTGTACGCCTCCGCGGGCAATGTGGCCGTGATCACCAAGCGGTCGCTGTCTTTGCTGATATGTTCAAACTGCTCGATGTCGATGCCCAGTGCCGTTAGCTGCTCCTTCATCGGTCCGATTGCGTAATACGGCCGTCCGGAAACCCTGTACCAGTTCACCACGCCTTCAATTCTGCGCACGCCCTTGTCCTTGAGCCGCTCCTTGATGACGTTTTGGCGATCATTGAATTGCGCTTCCAGCCGTTCAATCTGCACGCTGATTGCGTTGGCCTCGCGAGCATAGTCCGTTATCTCGGCGATGAATTGCGGTGTGGCTCTGACATTGTTAGGCGGCACCGCCATTCGCTCGACGCCACAGGCGCCGACGAATGGACAGAACGAACATTCCTTGCCACCGGCGATCCAGCCTTCCGGCCGCAGCTCATTGCCATTCTTGGCGTGGATGATGATTGCCGCGCGTCGCTTGGCTTCATCATACAGCTTTTGATCGAACGGAATGGCAAACTCGGTTATCTCGCTCCAGAACGATGCATCCGTGTACGTGAGCAGATCATAATTTGGCTTGTACTCCGTACACTCGCGAACCAAGCCCATTTGTGCGACGGTTTGCATGTAGTTTTCGATCTTGGCTTCGCTGATGTTCGTTCGTGGATCGATGGTCTTGCCTTCTGCGAGCAAAACGCCCTGCTCGCCTATGTTGTCGATGCCGAGATATTTCAACACGTCCGGCTTTTGCTTGATGATCAACGCATCGGGCGTCGCCGATAGATAGCCGCTGAACAGGGTTTTCTGCGCATGTCCGGAAAACAGGATGTTGTCGCCGAACCGCAGTTGCATTGCCGGAGCCCAGAAGTGCCGTTCCATCAGCGTGCCACGAATGCGGGCTCCCCAATTTTCTTCATGATCCGCATCGCGTTCAACGCCACGCTCGGTGCCTTCATTCTTTAGCCAGAACGTCTTGCGAGCGCACTGGCCTATTTCCGAAGCGCCGACGGTTTGCGTCCGGTCATAGTCCCATTCAACTTCCAGCGTCTTGGCGTACTCTGCGAAAATCTCTTTTAGCATTGCGTGGCACCCTTTCGAGTTGTTTCAGTTCTTGCGTGAGTTTGGCTCGGTTCATATCGATCAGTTTGCGAGAGCGAGGGCTGAGCGGCTGCCCGCTAATCTCGCATTCACGGATGAATTTCAGATCGGCCGATATCTCCTTTCGTGTTCTTCGCATTTTCATTCTCCGTTGGCCGCAGTTTCCACGGCCCTTCATCATCGTACTTGCAATTCATGTACGTGCCGCAGATTTTGCAGAACGTCATCGGATTGTCGTACTGGCATTGATCTTCAGCACTTAGCTCGGTCTTCATTGTTGGTTCTGGCATGGGTTTCGATCCATCCAAGCTTGAATATACGGCATCAACGTGTCGGCGGCGTATTCGCAGCAATCGTCGGACATCCCCGACATGTCCAACGCGATTTCCGAGATGGTGGCTTTGTGCAGGTATTCTCCCTCGTTGAAATAGCCGTTGTCTCTTGCGTTGTCTAAACTGGAAAACACAAGCTCTCTAAGCCTGTCGTTGTCGATTTCCGGCATGGGCTGTTCCTCCTATCCATGGCGACGATGCTCGGCGCGTATCGTGATCTTATGGATTTCGCCGGTCACCGGATTGAAGGTGACGACGCTTCCGGGCTTTAGGGCACTGGCTCTGAGCTGCTTGCCTTTGTAGGTCAGCACTTTTCCGTTGATGGAAAGCGGCCCAGTGTCTTCCGAGGTTTGCAGGATTTTGACCTTTCGCATAATCGTCAATCTCCTCTTGCATCATCGAAGTCCGGTAGTCAGTCATGGCATGGCGGTTGTCGCGTTGCTTTTTCTTCTCTGTATTGTGCTGCCGCCAATTTTTCTTTTTCATTTTGCCTCTCCGCAACCTTGCTAAGTTTTGCTTCAACGGCTTCGTCAAGCAGCTCGCCCTCGATGCCAAAACACTTGGCGAGCAATTCGAGATAAACCCGGCAGTCGGCAATCTCCTCGCGGCATTGGTCCGACAAGTCCACACCATCACGCCAACGTTTCTTGATCAGGTTGGCGAGCTCGCCGGCTTCACCGCACAGAGCCAGTGCAAGAAAGCGCTCATCGCGGCTTGTATAGGGACGGAATAGATGCTCGGTCATGCGTTCGTGCAGCTCAAAGATATTCATAATCGATACCCTCCCGTTTGATCTGATACGTGTCGCCGTGTTTCGTCAGTAGTCTGCGGATCGCCACGAACGGCGTATCCGGTTCGTCTGGCAGTCCATCGTCGAACGGTGACAAGCCGTGCCGAATGCGCCACCGGATGATTGCCGCATCGATATATTCGAGCACCGACATTCGCATGTTGGCGCTGCCATCGATCAACCATTGCGAGGAAGCGACCAGCCGAAGCAATTCATCCGGAGCAGGTAACTTGCGCAGGTAACGGAGCAGCATGATTATTTCCGGTGCGTAATCGCCTGTTGTCAAACCCTCCTTTATCTGTCGCTTCCAAAGCCGGAAGCGTTTCAATTGGTCGCCTTGATCCTTCAGCTTCCGCTCAAGTGGTGACAACACCATCGGCGGTTTAACCTGCTTGGGCTCCATCTTGCGGCGGGCATGTTTTGTCGCTCGTTCGCCTTCGGCTTCGAATGGATTATCTGGCACATTAGTTTGCTCCATGTTGAGAGGCTGGCGTCGCTTGTCTCGGCCATTTAATCCGCGGAAGCCCGCAGAACCTCTGAGCGACCGATCTTCACATTGCGAGAGAAGGAGTAAGCTCGCGCTGCGGAGGAATGGCCGCTGTCTCTATTGTTCGCCTCTCCATATGGCATCCAGTAAATCGTAATCGGCCTGCGAATGAACCGGCATATAGCCGAGTTGCAGCCACATGTCATAGTGTCGCTCGACGCGATACTTCAAAATGAAATAGCGGATGTGTCGAATGATTGGCCATCGTTTCATCGCAGCAACCCTCGCTCTTCGAGCAGCTCCAACGCTTCATCAACCGAATAGGCGATGCGGATGTCATGTCCGTTCTTTTTCATCTTGTAGTGCAAGCCAACCTGTTCGTCGGACAATCCGCCGTCGCGGTGATTGCGTTCATTGGCTTTCTTCATTTCAAGCCAGAACACTTTGGCACGTTCGAGCGCAAAGACCAAATCGGGCGAGCCCGGCAATAGACCCTCCGCTTTCAATTGTCGTCCGATAATGGGATGGCGTGCGCCACCATTGGGGATGGCCATGCAAACAACGTTGGCTCGCAATCGATGTCGCAGCGTCGCAACCAAAGCGGATTGCACACGATGTTCGCTGGCGTCTTCGCCGGGCATGATCCCTCCGTTATTATTGGCTCCCGCTCGGAGTTGCCCCGTTGACTGATCCCGCAAACGGCTGGCGTGCGACGCAAAGAGCACACGTGTCCCGTCGCCGGCTCCGACGCGAAGAGCCAGCGGACCGACAACAGACCAATGATTTAGAGAAACGAATTTCCCTTGCGTGTGATTGAGGTTCGTGCGGAGCGGGTTGGTCCCCGCTAGGTTCTCTATCTGCTCCGATCATGGAGCCTCGCCAACGTCGTGCGAGCTAGAAGCGCACGGAGGGGCGGACGACGACGTTACTCTTCGTCATAAAAATTTCAAGTCCCCGCAAATTCATTTTCGGGGAAATCGTACTGACATGTTTTCGCAAATAATCGTAACAGCAGACATGCCATCGCTTCGGATAATCAGAAAGAAAAGGGGAAAATCCCCTGTATTTTAGGGCTTGTATTTCCCCTTATTCTTTTATATATTGTGGATGGGTCGGATTGGCCCTCACGGGACTGGTATCGTCCAAGAGACATAAAACGGATACCCGCCTAAACCGCCGACGCAGTGACCGCACCAACGGCTTGCACGCAGGAGAGGGTAAGTAAAGGGGCTCTGAGAGATCGGAGTTTCGAGAAGAAACGAGAAAGACGGAGCCATGATCCGTTGCCCGGTGCGCGCCTAGTCGTACTCAACACCGGCTCTCTATCGTCCCCCGAATGTCCATCGTGACCGCAGTAGGTAGTCCGATAGCAGAGTGTCCGCGGAATGTCCCTCACAAATCTTTCTCAATCTTGTTCGCCGAAGTCAGAGACGGCAGAAACAAGATCAACACCACTCACAATCAAACCGCCGCAACCGAACGTTCGCAACAACCTCTCCACATATCCAACGCACTGCGTGAAGATCGCACGGGATATCGAGAGCCGATGCTGCGATCATCGTTTCCAGCTCCCTGCGCCTCATTGCCATAGATGATGGGCGCGCAGAGGGATGGACGATTGGCGTTCATCATCAACCGGAAATCAAACCATGTCTATGAAGCAAATCATCATCGCTATCCGCAAGGCCGAGCTTGAAGCGTATCGGAAGGGCGGTCGTAAATGAGTGATACGCTCTCTATGCGACGATCATCCTGCTCGTCGCTGCTTTCTTCATCACCGCGTATCTAGTCTGAAAAGGGGAAATCACATCATGTCTAAGTCTAAGCGTGATCACAATCAAACCATTGAGCAATGGGCAGCGACGTTCGCCACTCTGCCTGCGCCGCAATCTGCGGAGCGAGCGATTGCTCACCATATCCTTGGCGATCTGCTTGGTTATAATTCCAATTCGCAGTATCGCATAGTGGATGCCGCAAATCTTGAGAATGCGCTGATCGCCTATGCAAGACTTTTGCAAGAGCACGGCGTCAAGGTATAGAACAATGCAAAAGTTTTACAATGACCGCTTGGACGACATCTTTCCGGATGCACGTCCTGCCTGCGAAGAAACGAGCAACGACAAATTTCAACGTGCGAAGCTGGCGGCTGACAAGTCGCTGGCTTTCATCATGGCTGGCAATTCGACGGTGACGTTTCAATCAATCAAGACCGGTGTCCGGTTCACGTTCCGAATTCAGGCACCGCACAAGGAAGGTAACGAAGGCACCAACGCAGCACGCGACGTGAATAGCCAGATGCGCTTCGTGCAGGTATTGACCGGTCAAGACAACGAAAATTCTTATCGTTATCTCGGCTACATCAAGCGCGGCGTCTACTTTCATGGTGGAGCGAAAGCCAAGATCGGCGAAGACGCACCATCAGCCAAGGCGTTCGCTTGGGCTTTCAAACGTCTGTCGCAGGGCGGTGACATGTCGGCTATGGAAATCTGGCATGAGGGTCGTTGCGGACGATGTGCCCACAAGTTGACTGTCCCTGAGAGCGTGGCCTCTGGCTACGGTCCGGAGTGCATTGGAAAGGTAGGCTTACTGTGAAACGTCTTGCACTGCTCGCCCTTGTGTTGTTCATCTTCGCCGGTGCATCAACCAAGGGCGTCCACAAACCGGAAACCCATTACGAACCCGAGCAGGAATGGGTTTGCTACCATCACAACAAGGAAATCAAACGCTTCAATCTCGATACAGACGACTATTACACCAAGCAATTGATCGCCTTGGGTTGCGTACCACAAGCGAGGTAAACAATGACGGCTCAGGAATATTGGGACACGCACTTGACCCATCGCGGTCGCATTCGTGCCTTATACGCTATCGGCCGGGCTCTTGGCTGGCAAACGAAACAATGGGAGGAGCTTCCGCCGGAATTGCGGGAGCAGCTACAAGCCATTTGGCCGGGCATCAAATCAAAATAACTCTAACCCGATGGGGGACTTAAGTGTCTATGAACGAGCGACCGCTGATCGTCATGTCATGCAGTCAAGTGAAGAAGCAAACGACAAAGCCAATGCCGTTTGCCGAAGTGTACGACGGCCCGATATGGCAGCAGGTTAAAAAACATTGGCCTTCCTCTCATATCGCAGTATTGTCCGCGGAACATGGTTTGCTTGAGCCGGGGACTGAGATCATGCCGTATGACCGGCTGATGGACGAAGATCGTTTGCTCCACATTCTCAACGATGAAAAGCAAATGGAGAAGTTTGCCGAGTTGGTTCGCCAATACGGCAAAGTGATTGTCGTGGGCGGCGAGCTCTACAAACTGTTTGCTCTCTACTTCACTTCGATCATGTACCCTGAGCTTGGCGACCGTGTGCACTTCGCCTGCGGTTCATACCTGCAGCAACGCGGGGCTCTCGGCACATTGTTTCAACAAGCCGCTTGACGTTTCGCCGGGACGGTGCATGTCACCGTCCAACGAAGCGACAACTCGCTTTCACGATCCCGATGGGACGTGCCAATCTAAGAAAGGAAGTTAAAACTATGGCTACCAAGTCCAAGACTGTTAAGAAGGCCAAGACCGTGAAGACTGCCGCCAAGAAGACGGCAAAGAAGACGGCCAAGGCCAAGAATAATGGCGGCACCACGGTTCGCTACGTCAAGCCCGAGAAGGGTTCGATCCGCGAGAAGCTCTATGCGCTGTTCGTCAAGCACAAGGGCGACCACATTGCTGCGAAGGAGGCGGCGATCAAGGCCAAGATCAACCCGGCGACGGCGGCCAAGCAGCTCTGGCTGATGAAGCATAACAAGGGCAACTTCGCCGCTCGTAGGCATGCTGCCGCTTAATCGCGGCAGTTTGCTTCTCTCCCATCACTCACTCACTCAACTCACAACAAGGAAACCCAATCATGATAGACGCCTTCAATCAGACTTACGGTGCCGCTGCTCGTTTCGACATCAACCGCGGAATGACCGAGGAGGAAATCCGCAAAGTAGCACCGTCCGTGTTTGCCACAACGGCGCATCACAGCCGTTCCGAACGCTTTGCGCCGATCCCGACAATTGAAATTCTTCGGGCTCTGCGTAAGGAGGGCTTTGAAGTTGTCGGTGCCAAGCAGTCGCTCGCTCGTATCGAAGACAAGCGAGATTTCACCAAACATCTTTTGCGTCTTCGCCGCTTGGGCGTGCAGAAGGCGTATCAGGTTGGTGATACCGTCTGCGAAATGTTGTTGAAGAATGCCAACGACGGATCAGCGGTCTATGATCTGTTCGCCGGGCTCTTCCGCATCCGTTGTCTCAACTCACTCGTTGCCAATCTCGGCACGGTCGATAGTGTCAAGGTGCGGCACACTGGCAAGGACGTGATCAACAACGTCATTGAAGGCACCTATACCGTGGTCGAAAACGCCAAGCTGGCTCTGGCTGCTCCGAAGGATTGGCAGCAAATACAGCTCGACCGCGATGAAAAGGTCGCATTCGCAGAAGCGGCACGGGTTGCCCGGTTTGCGGATGCCGAGGGGAAGGTTGATACGCCCATCACTGCGGATCAATTTTTGCACGTGCGTCGCCGCGACGATCAAGAAAACAACCTCTGGACCAACTTCAACGTGATCCAAGAGAATGCGCTGCGCGGCGGATTGAATGGCGTTCGTCGGACTGAGCAAGGCCAGCGCCGGCGAATGTCAACCCGCGAAGTCAAGGGCATTGATCAGGACGTGCGATTGAACCGCGCGCTCTGGACGCTCGCGACGAAGATGGCGGAATTGAAGGGTTGGAAAGAGCCGTCGCCCCAACGGTAACAATCTCTGACCTTTCATAGGGGACCAGTCCGGTATGGTGATGCGTCCGTGGCCGGTCCCCGACATTATTCCCTTTTTCTTTTTCTCAAATCGTGTACACTGTGACCGGGATCGGCCCCCGGTCTTGAAAGGATGTCCATGTCCAATGTAGTGAAGACTGCCGAAGTCACGACGTTTTCACGTCTGACTTTGACCAACTTCGAAGCCGGAAAACTGATCAATGAGATAGCCGCTGCGATGCAGGAAGGATCATCACAGCAGCTCGTTGTGATCGAAGTGGATCACATCGCCGGTTCGATATCTGTCGAATGCTAGAACAACGGACCGGGGGAGCAATCCTCCGGTCCATTTCCGTTTTCAACAAACCCGAAAGACAACAACACTATGACGCTACCCGCACGCACCTTGATCATCTCCGGCGTTGACGTGACTGACAACATTTTCACGCTCGATGCCCGGATCACCGGTCATGAAATTTCTTGGAACGTAACGCGAGCCCTGCGTGATGCCCGAGCAGGTTTGTTCGGTCCGCCGGAGATCATCCGGTATCAAGACCTGCCACAACCTTCGCATGAGGATGATCAGAACATCGATTTCGCCAAGGTCGATGCCATCAAGAAATGCGAGAAGGCTATGCGCGAGCCGTGTATGGCAATCGAACATCACACCGGAGCCATCTTTTGCTTCATCGATGGTAACCATAGGATCGCTGCCCATTACAGCGAGGGTCAGGACTTCCCTTGCTGGATCATTCCGCACTGGCTTGAAAGCAGATACCGGGTTCATTTCGAGGAGCTCCATGCACCACATGATACAACAAAAGAAGATCAAATATTCGGCGGGAGAGGCTCTGATGCTTCAAATTCTCCGCCGAAGAAAACAGCCGATCACAACGGTTGATCTGGCTGATTTGTATTACAGACAACGGAAGGGAGCAGTGCCATATCATGCTCGCAGCTCCGTGGTGTCTGTCGTCAAATCTCTGGCCGACAAGGCCAAGAGAAACCGGGAGCCGTTCACGATCCACCAATCAGAGCGTCGCGGTCCCCATCCCATCGAAGTGCAGCTAAAGGAGGATCATGAAGCGACCTAGACCAAATCCGGATGACTTGGACATCCCCGATTTTCTCCGGCGACAACCGGGGGATATCGCCAAGTCATCTGCAAACGTTCTTCCGTCATCTCACACGACGCACACGAAGCCCAAACCGTTTCATGTGCCAATGGGGATGACGGAAGCAGAATACGAAGTGACGAAAGCTCACCTTGAACGAGCACAACATAAAGGGGAATACGATATGGCTAATAGCATGAAATGGAAGATCGTCCCTTACGATGCCAGCGGGGCGATCATCCAACGCGGTGTTACCTCCGTGCCAGCCGGGACGGAGCAAGTACAACTCTATGCGAAGATGGCTCACTGCTATCACCGGTGCGCCAAAGGCACTGTCAAAAAGATCATTGTTCATGATGCTGCGGACGGCATGCGCTGGGATTGGGAGGAAGGCCGGGACAATCCCTTGCCCCCTCCCGAAAAAGAGGAAGCTGCTCCGGCGTCGGCATCGAAGGGGAAGGCAAAGACCGACGGGAAGGCCAAACCGGAAAAAGTATCCGGCAAGAAGAAGCGGGCTCCACCGCCGAGGAAACAGGGACCGGGCGTCATCTCAGTCGTGACGGACATGATCAGTGCCAAGGGCGGTGCGAGCATGGACGAAATGATGAAAGAACTGACCAAGCAATTTCCGGACCGTGATGCTGCCAGTATGAAGTCAACCGTTCGCACGCAGATGGGCCGGCAGAAGGCTCACAAGCGCCAAGACGACAAACGCGGCACGGTTTGGACAAAATGAATTCGTGATCCCCTAGCGCGGCAGGGCGTATCGAAGACGAAGCCCCATCGATGCGATAGACCGCGACGCGGACCAGCCGGCGGTGTCCGTGAGACAGAACAACACCGGCCAGCGGAGCGACGGAGGAGGCTATTTGGCGTCTCCAACTCCGTTCGCTCCGCACCTCAATCGGAGGACAAAATGCACTGGCGTATCCAGTTGAAAGATGAACACGGCACCTTTTGGTTCGTCGCTCACAAGCAATGGTCCGAGATGGCCGACGATGGTGCTAGGTTCGAAGACCCTGCGGTTGCCGCCAACGTTGTAGTAACCGCACAGGCAGACGCGAAATCAAATCCCGAATGGTTTCCGCGTATCAAGATGATTTCATTTCGGGACCAACCAAATGAAAGGACAGAACGATGACGCGAGACGAAGCAATTGATCATGTAATCGGCATCGCAACGATGTGGGGCGAGAACGCGGAAGAAGCCTATCCGCGACGCATCACAAAGGATATGACCGATGATGATCTGCGCGAACTCTTGAAGGGTTCGGAAGATTTGGACGAAGACGATTTGGAAGATGCCAGATCAATTCGCGATCTATGGATTGCGATTGACGTATTGACGAGCAACAAGCCGCGGCCCCTGAATGAAGCACTTGGGCCAACGGAGAACGTCGGCTCGACAAATCAGGAATAAGCATTTCCTACGGGACGGTGACTGCGTGTCACCGTCCAAAGGAGCTGCCTGCTCCATAACCCAAATGAAGGAGATACCAACGTGAAATTTTCTAGCCTGATAACGGCCGCTGTGATGACACTCGGCCTAGCATCGACCGCCAACGCTGGCTTGGTGTGCGGTGCTCCGCGGGTATTCTTGGGCGACGAGCCCAACGATCCCAATCCTGTCGTCAGCGTGGAAGTGAATTACGATCCCTCGCAACATTTGTGGTCCGTCTTCCATCACCACTATAACGGCTTGGTCGCCGCTCGCATGTCGCAGTACGCATGGGAGGATTGGAGCAATCCAAATCAAATGCGTTGGGCAGGTTCGCTCAATCGCAACCGTTCGCTCTACATGGTTGGCGAAGTCCGTTTGAATGCTGCCACCGGCGAAGGCTACTATGAGGAATGGCTGTATAATCGTTCGCAAGGCAATCGGCTCGAATTGCATCTAGGAACGGCTTGCCGGCTTAATCGTCCGGTTGCTCCGCCGCCTCCGGTTGTTGTCGCTCCGGTCCCGGTCCCGGTTGTCCCTGTCGTTCCGGTGCCCGCCTTCGTCCCCGTCGCTCCGGCTCCGGCTCCGGCTCCGACGAACAACACGGTGCAACAAAACGGCCCCATCGTCACACCGCAGAGCCCGAATGCCAATAACATCACGATCACCATCGTGCCGGGCACCGGTGCCGAGCAGTACAAGGTCAAGCCGGAAGCGAAAGGCGACGGGTCATGATCGCTCAGAGCCAGCCCGGTGCTAGCGCTCTGAGACACGCAGAAAGGCAGCAGGTTGAATTCCGGATCAAGGAATGCAACCTGTTGCTGCTCCGTACTGTCAAGGAGCGAATGGAATTGGTGAAGCGAAGAAATGCTCTCAACGGATTTGTTGAAGAGCCATCTGAAGAGCCATCAGAGCCAGAACCGGAAATCGAAACACCATCACCGCCAAGGCAACGCAGAATTGGCTCGTCCAAATTCACTGATGAAGTGTGCGAGCGAATTAAGGCGATGGTCGCAGCCGGCCATGATCGCGAGACAATCGCGGCCATGGTCGGCTGTAGCGTCGGCAGTCTGCAAGTCAGTTGTTGTAAGCGCAAGATCAGTCTGCGCGTCAAAAGAAGGACATTCACGCATGCCTAAACCCATGATCATCACCGTGTCCGTCGAAGAGATTGCCTTTGGCAAAGTCTATCGAATGCTCGACACGCATCCCGGCGTCATCAGTCTGACTTATCACGCTGAAGGCTCCAAACCGAACGGCCACGACAAGAAGGAGAACGGCAACAAAGGAAAACCCAAAAATACTTTCGAGATGCGCGGTAGCGAATACCTGCTAGGGGCCATGTACAAACACAAGGGACCGGTGCGAACCATCGCTCTGCGCAAGCTGTTCGAGCAAGCCAAACGTTCGCCGGCGTCGGTGTCTTCTCTCTTGCACGCTGCCAAACAAGAGGGATTGATTGAAAGCCGTGAAGACGGTTACGTGCTGACGAAGAAAGGCCGTGACCGTGAATATCAGCGCAGCAAGAAGGGAGCCAAGTAGCGATGGCCGTCCATAAAATCTTTCGCACTTATCGGTTCATCGACAAAGACCCGGTGATTGACGAGCTGCGAACGCTGTTGCAAGATGAAGGTTTGTTCGATCAATTGGCCAAGGTTGCCGTTCTGGCAAACCTCTCCTATTCGACCGTCTATAGCCTTTTTCACGGTGAAACTCGCAGGCCACACAACTCCACTGCTTCGTCAATCGGCACTTGTGCAGGCTACGAACGTGGTTGGAAAAAGGTTCGCCGCAATATCAATTGGGACGAAGAGCTGAAGCTGGCGATTGCGTGGAATAAGAAGGAACGCAAGCGCATGGAAGCTCTTCGTGCGAAGGAAAAATCACAAAAGAAAAAAGCAGTGTGACATGATCTTACGATCATACACGCTGGCAATCATCGTGTTCTGGCTCACGCTCAGCATGGGCTCGACACGGATCAACCTAGATCAGATGCCGGAAATGGGGCTGCAAGGGCTGACCAAAGTGTACAAAGATCGTTACACTTACACAGAACGCGCAACGCCCCAAGGCATCCCGATTTATCAACCGCGCGTTCCGATACCGCCTTGGGACTTGAACCGAGGCAATCGGCTTCGTGTCATCCGCGACCAATGGGAGCATGTGAAATAATGCTGACGAAGAAAGACCGCAAAGCCTTGATCACAGCTATCAATCTCGGCTTGACGTTGTACGTGCCTAAAGAGCATCGGCAGGATTTCGCCGAGCTAATAGCAGACAAACTAGAAGTGCCATTTAAGGCTCGTTTCCTTGAAGCCTGCTTGGCGGATCAAATCGACTAACTAGGGGGAGGCTCTGTGCCTCCCCTTTTCATGGGAGCACGTGAAGTGATATTGAAGACCCTGATATTGACGCTCAATGGCATAAACAGAAGCATTGATGTGGTTTTGCGAATGCTGATTGAAGACCAATACAAGCGAATGCTATCTCGCGTATTGCCGCGAGATATCAAGCCAAAGAAGCTACTACCAGAAAAGGAGACATGAACAGGACACAGGAAAAATTCTCGAGAATTTCACGACTAGTATCAATTTACCTCACCACCAAAAGGAGTGAAAATGTCTGACACAATTTTTCCCCGCTGTATGCGCGAGGGAAAAAAGATTGACGTGAACATGTGGAGCTTGGCGGAAGCCGTGCTCGCAGAGAGTGATGGCAAATTGGTAGGACGACGCGGCATCAAGGCGTTGTCCGAAGATTTTCAGAACCTCTGCGGTTTGGATTACTCGACATCATGGCTGAACGATCTTCGTTTTGTTGCACAACAATTCCCTAGATCGCGACGCTATGACGGAGAGCACAACAAACCGATTGTTTCCGTCAAAGCACATCTGGCAGCAGAAGACCCGGATAACTTGGACGCCATCGTGAAGGCGGCCAAGAAGGAAGGCGCTGCTGTTACTTCAAAGTTTGTGCAACATATGACGGTATTCTTCCGGCAGGAAGAATTTCGAGTGCGAAAGCATGAACACGAAGAAGCCAAACGAGACGTGACACGAGCCTCCAAGGAATTTGATCGTGCCGCAGCTCGTCAACGTGCAGCGAAGAATGATCACGAACGCGAAGAAGCCCAGCGTGATCGTGATAGTGCTGAGAAGCACAAGAAGGATGCGCAGCAACGTGCTAGGGAAACCAGGCCAATGCCGCGCGGACAAGTCAAGGCACCGACGGACGAAACGGTGCTTAGCGTTTCGGTGCTGGTAGCCAGTCTCAAAGTCAAGGCCGCAGAAGCCAAGGGACTAGCGAAGGGAGCTCGTAAAGAGCTTGGCGACCGCATCGGATATCTGAGCGAGAACCAAGCCGCTCTGTTGCATGAAGTGGCGATGGAAGCCGCGGAGGCATGGCGGAAACTCGCGCAGGACATCCAGTCTTCAACCGACAAGAAGTCTTCGCACTTGTCAGTTGTTGCCTAGAAAGGAGGTATCCGAACAATTGTTGATCCGTGATAGGAATGCTCAAGGATTGTACGACGTGCTTAATCAATATGAGTACGGTTGCACAATCGATCAGGCACGGCATGATCTTCAACGTGCGTTGAGGTTCGTAGACGATATGTCGTATAGGTACATCAGCAACGTCATTGGCGATATAAGACGCAGAGCCAAGACGGGCGAATTGGACTTTACGATATCGCCGTGCAAGCGTGGTCCGAACGGTGACGGTTTGATCTTCGTCGTTCCCAAACAGGAAGATGGGACTTTCGAAGTATCAGACAATCACCGCGACGAATTCGACTTTGGTGCCTATGGCTCAATGCGTGAGTTATGTGCCAAAGCGGAAACCGCGGTATCGCAAATGGTGGCCATGGCTACACATGAAACGAAGCGCCGAAGAAAAGCCGATTTGTTGGAATGTGCCGACAACTTCGGTTTCGCTCTGCGCAAGATGAAACGCGCCATGGAAAATTGGGAGGAACGAGCAGCCTAGTTTTTTTCGGGCAAGACTGCTCGCCCATCAACAGTTACCCTGCCCGCCACGGCGGACAGGTTTTAACTTCTTATAACATCCATCAACCTCCATCAATCTCCATCAATCTCCATCAATCCATCAATCTCCGCACAATCCAAAAAACATAAAAAGGACGATCAAAAATGAATGGGAAGAAATCAATTGGAGAGAATGATAGCCGCCTGATCTTTCAACCATTCGAGGAAGCCGTCGTACCTCCTCCCGGCCTTATCGAGCATATCAAGGATAGATGGTGGGTGGTTCATCCGCAGCGGGGCTTAGTTTGGTTTTGCTTCCATAAAATAGGCCGACATAATCCATTGGAGCTAGCCTCGCCACAGTGCAACACAAATGAGGCAATCGTCAGATACCGCCTAGCCCGCTATCATTGGGCGGAAGTCAAGTTTATGCCATCCGTGTTCCGAAGGATTAATCCACATGACTACTAAAACAAACAACCACCACTCAACGATGAAAGGAAGCCAGCAAATGACCAATGAAAATGGCATGAGTATTCGAACCGTCGTAATTCTTTCCGGAGGGCAGGACAGTACGACATGCCTTTATTGGGCGATCCAGCAATTCCACGGCGCCAAACATGTCGCCGCAGTGACGTTCGATTATCAGCAGCTGCATCGTCGCGAAATCGAAGCAGCTACAATCATAGCGAAAATGGCAGCAATAGCCTCGCACGAAGTAATTCCGCTGGGACCGGTATTGCATGGAACATCTCCGCTCGTCACCAACGATCTTGACAGTCTCGAAACGTACAAAGACTATAACGAAATGAACGAAGTCATCGGCAGCCGGATCGAAAGGACATTCGTGCCGATGCGCAACGCCCTGTTCATCACCATCGCAGCCAATCGCGCCATCGCTCTCGGAGCGCAGTCGCTCGTCACCGGAGTTTGCGAAATGGATAACGCCAACTATCCGGACTGCCGGGACGATTTCATCTATTCACAGGTGAAATCGATCAACCTCGCGCTTGGCAACGAAACCAATTCATTCCAGATTTATGCGCCGCTGATGTTCATGTCGAAAGCCGAAACGATTGGGCTGGCGACACGTCTTCCCGGCTGTATGGAGGCGCTGGCCTATTCGCATACGGCCTACGATGGCGGCTATCCGCCGACATCGAAAGACCATGCGAGCACGCTCCGGGCTCAAGGGTTTTTGGAGGCGATGGTTCCTGACCCTCTAGTCGTGCGGGCATGGCGAGAGGGTCTAATGCCCCTCCCCGGATCGCCCAACTATGACCGGTTGAGGGAGGGCGCTGGGCAACCTCCTAATGACCGGGAAACACCGGTTCCCTGACCCTTTTAGGAGGGTCTAGGATAGGGTTTGCCGGGGCAGGGTCAGGAATACCCGGGCTCCCGGTTCCCCATACTGTACGGTCAAGCCAAGGGCGGCAAAGGAGGGTTCATGTACGTCAGCACAAAGACCTACGGGCACGCAGTCGGGTTCTCCGCCTGCTTCCGACAACACCGGGCGCAATCGCACTGCAAATACCTGCACGGTTACTCGCTCGCGGTCCGGCTTGAATTCGAGGCCGACGCCTTGGACGAGCTGAATTGGGTTGTCGATTTCGGCAGCTTGAAGGATGTCAAGATTGCGCTTGAGCAGATGTTTGATCACACCATGCTTGTTGCGCAGGACGATCCGGAGCTGGATTTTTTCATGGAGCTCAACCGGCGAGGGCTTGCTCGTATCCGTGTTGTCGCAGCAACAGGTTGCGAGGCATTCGCCAAACAAGTCTACATCATGGCACATGGTTGGCTTGTCATCAACAAATACGTTCCGCGCGTCAGACTGCGGAGCGTCGAAGTCGCCGAGCACGGAGCCAATTCAGCCATCTACACGGGAGGCGCTGATGCCACTAATGAAACGAGCGTACCTAGCGGGAGCAATATTCCGCGAGATTGATCCTATGTCGTGGCGCCGGCGCGCGGCGAAATTGATGCCGGAAGGCTGGGAAGCCGTCAATCCGCTTGATATGCAGAAGGCATGGGAATTGACGCCGGACGAATTGGTGAAGCGGGATTACATGCTGATACAGGAAAGCCAAGCCATCGTTGCGTATGTCAATAAGCCGTCTTGGGGAACGGCGATGGAGCTGGCTTATGCAAAGCGAATAAATATCCCGGTGATTGGCTGGACACCGCGACCATTGATCCGTCGGCTGCTCAATCCGTGGCTGGTGGCTCACTGCCACAAGATTTGCGGATCACTCAGCGAAGCGTGCTTGGAGCTGCGCAATGTCAACGACTACTGAAAACCACAAGATCATCATTGCATCGTTGATCAAGATCATGGGCGACGATCCTAACCGGGAGGGCCTGAAGGAAACGCCGCGACGCTTCCTGATGTCCTGCCGGGAATGGTTCGCCGGCTATGACATGGACCCTGCCGAGATACTGACAACCGTTGATCAAGCAAATGGCTTCGATGAAATGGTGATTGAGCACAACATCCCTTTCAACAGTTTCTGCGAGCATCATCTGGCTCCGGTCCGCGGCATCGCTCATGTCGGATATATTCCAAAGGAGCGAATATGCGGCATCTCAAAGCTGGCTCGCTTGGTCGAATGCTTCGGCCGCCGTCTCCAATTGCAGGAGCGATGTACCGTGCAGATTGCCGATGCGCTGGTTGAGCACCTTCAACCGATTGGCGTCGGCGTCCTGATCAGGGCGACGCACGCTTGTATGGAAACACGCGGTGTCAAAATGCACGGTACTCTGACGACAACCAGCGCAATGCGAGGAGCACTATTGACCGGGCACGGTCAAGCGCGAATGGAATTCCTTCAATCATGTGCCATGGCGGAGAAAGATCGATGATTAATGGCTATCATGTTCAAATCAACCTTGATGATCTGCATAACGAGCGCGCGTTGCTTCGCGTCATGTCGGAAATTGTCTTCTCGATATTGCAGGAGTTTCCGATTGAAATAACAACCGCGATGCAACTTGAAATTCTTAACAACGTCATTGGCGCTGTATGCGCATTGTGCGAGAAGGCGCCGGACGAAGAGCTGTACAGATTGAACCGCCAGACTATTGAAACTTCCTATAAATGGCACACGCGAGTGTTCGCCGAGGCCGAGAGCGAGGGTCACGCATGAGAGCAACTTGTCCATACGCCAAATCACCGTTCACGCCTTGCGTGCGTCGTGATGGTCCCGTTTGTTTCGCCATGAATAGCGACGATCAACCGATTTGCGTTGGTTGCGAGCGAAGTCCGAAGACCTTGGGAGTTGAGCCCCCGAAGAATTGGGACCGTATCGTTGCTGACTATAAAGCAAAAAGCCGGAGGCGTTGATGCGTGTCTATATGGCTTCATTCTATCAAACCATCCGCGCCCAAACCATGTCGGCTTCGACAATCCAGCGCATCACCTATCGCAACTTCGTCTATCCGTGGATGCTGGAAAGCTTTCACTATATGGACAAGATCATGGCGCGCGACATCCGCGAACACAATCGCAACGTGTTTCTCGATAGTGGCGCGTTCTCCGCCTTCACCGTAAATGCGAAGATCGATCTTGACGACTATGCGCACTTCCTACGGGACTGCGGCGACCTATACCACGTTGCATCAAATGTTGACGTGATCGGCACCGATTGCGAGGAGAAGACATATGCCAATCAAAAATATCTAGAAAGTAAAATTGGCACTGGCATTGTCTGTCCTGTTCATCATGTACGTGATCATGATGATTGGCTTAAACGCTACATGGATGAAGGATACGAATATTTATTTCTCGGCGGTATGGTGCCGGAAACGACGCCAGTACTTCGTCAATGGCTGGATCATGTATGGATGAAATATCTGACCAATCCGGACGGCACGCCAAAGCTCAAAGTGCACGGCTTTGGCTTGACGACGGAAGAGCTGATGTATCGCTATCCGTGGTTCTCCGTTGACAGTACGTCATGGCTGATCGCTGCAGGCTTTGGTTTCGTGTTCATGGACTTTCCGCAGGAAAAAGGCGAGCCACGGCATTTCAAAGTCAACTTCTCGGAACATTCATCGTCGCGCTATGATCTGAGTGGCTGGCACTTCACAACGTTGAAAGCCGACGAGCAGGAGATGGTCCGCGCGAGGTTGGAGCAGTTGGAAATTGAACGACGATGGGTCGCCGATCCCGGCTTGCGTCGGGACTTCAAGGATGAACATGGCACCGAGCTCCGTTATACACCGGAGGCCATCGGCAAATCCCTTGGCCTTCGCCGCGTGATGAACATGGACTATTTCATTCGCATGGCAGAGCAGCGAACCAACAGATTTGCGAGAGTACAAGAGACTTTATTCTAATCGACAACAGGAGCGCAAATGATGCTAGACGACAAGACCGAGCTTTATCTAAAGATCGGCTCAACCAAACTTGATCCAGCCGAGCCTACGCTTGAATGCGTGCTCGCACGCGGCTTTGCAGCGATGGGCTGGCTGCAACCACAATCAGCCGCCTATGATATGGTCGTCGCTGCGGCCAATCGCGTCAACGCCGTGATTGAAGCCAAGAAAACAATAAATTGGGAAACACGCAAATGAAAGATGCATTGAAATGGATCAAAGGCGCCATTTCAGCGCGTTCGCTGGTCGAAGACAAGACCTTTTACAAGATGGACAACAGCGAAATCAAAGCAACAAATGGCCGGCTAACTGCCGGCCATCCGTGCGAGACAGGTTGCGACTTTCTTGTACCGGGCGAGGAATTCGAAAAGGTGCTGGAACGGTTGCCGGGCGATATCACGATCAAGCCAATGGACAAGGCGGTGCAGTTACGTAGCGGCAGGTTCAATGGGACGATCAACACTCTGCCGCTTGATCGTTGGTCATATCCCGATGCGAGCGAAGCTGTTTGGCAACCCATCCCGGCAGATTTAATAAACCTGCTGGATCAGCTTCGCCCGTTCGTATCGGACAACGCCACGCAGGGATGGGCGACGTGTGTTGCTCTTGAAAAGGGTTGGGCGTATGCGACCAACAACATTGCACTCGCCGGAGGAGCGTGCAAGGGTTTGGACTTGATGGCCCTGCTGCCGGTGTGGGCCGTTGACTTCGTACTGGCCAGAAAGGAGGGACTTCGAAACTGGGCTTGGTCGGAAAACTATGTGGCCTTCCAATGGGACAATGAAGCATGGATGCGAAGCGTGCTCGTGATCGGACAATTCCCCGAGAAAGCCGCGGCGATGATCCGTGAGGTTGCCGGCACGAAGACGACAACGAAGATCACGCCGGAGTTTCGTCAGGCGTTCGTTGATGTGGCCGGGCTGGCGGAAGATACGATCTTGATCTATGGCGACAAGATCGTTTCCCGGTTCAAGCAAGCAGAGATTGTCGCCGATATAGTGTGCCGCGTTCCGGATGGTGTAGAGTGTTCGATTTGGGGCGCCGAATATTTGGTGCCGGCAATAAAGGCGGCTGACAGTTGGTCGCCTGATGTCTGGCCAAAGCCGGCGCCTTGGAAAGGAAAATCAATCTGCGGTCTAGTAGTGGGGAGAAAGGCTTAGATGTTTGGCAAAAACAGTGTGCAATCGAAAATGAGAAGTGACGGCCAGATTTTGCGCATCGTCAAGGGCAGTCCCTTTCTGACGATACAGGGCGAGGGACC